ATCCATTATTAATTGGAGAGGTTACTGCAAATGGACAAAGGATTCCTCAGTATGGAGTTCCAGAATTACGATATGAAAAGAATTCTTCTGGTACTTACGACGAAAATCTATACATGAACTAAATGTTAAGTTAGATCATAACGAAGTTGTAAAAGATAATTTTGTTTATTCTAATGCCATAAAGAATATCACAACAGGTAATACGTTTGCGCAAGATGCCGCTAAATACGAGAAGTCTACTGGTAAAGCTGAAAGGATATCGAGTATATATGGAGACAAAGAAGCTGCAGCTACTATTAAATGGAATAACAAACAGATGGAAGATCTTAAGCAGTTCCAAGAATTAGCAGCTACTGCGATGGGATTACGGGGAGAAACTGCTAATCGTCAGTATGGTGGTTATGTTGGAATGGAGAAGGGAGGGCCACTTCCTTGGGAAAGTTTTGATGTAACTGAATTCCAGAACTGGGCTGTTGCAAACGGGTATAAATTAGATCCTGATGGAAAGTGGGGCCCACAAACTGAAAAGGTATTTAACGATAAAGGTTCTAAGTATGCAATAGAAAAAGGATATAGTCCTACTTCTGTACAAGGAGCTAAGGGTGTTGAGACAAAGTACATGCCAGTTAGGTCGTATACTACTCCACAAGATCCTACAACTCTAAATAGAGAAGTACTTGCTCCTCTTTCTAATACTATTGGGGCGGGCCAGTTTAAGCAACAACAAGTATTAATTGATAGACCTATAAAGAATGCTGATGGAAGTACAACAGTGTGGCCATCTTTCGAAGGTCAATATTATCAGAATCATTCACAAGCTCCTGTAGATCCAAACTCCTTAATACCTGAGAGTATGAGAGGTGGAAAAGTAGGCGTTCCTCAAGGGCAAGCTCCTCAGGAAACAACAAATGCTGCTCCAGCATACCGTACACCATTTACGGCTGGGGATGCTTTACAAGGTATTGAAGTTGCTTCTAAGTTTGCAGGATTAGTTGGAGGTTATGATAAAGAGAACGTTAATTTAGATAATACGAATATCACTAAGAATTCATACGATGTCGCTCCACAGTTATACCAGTCTCAGAGGAATATGCGAAATAATTTGAATTCGTTAGATACTTCTAATATTAATCTTCGTAGATCTTTATATAACCAGACTTATGCCGACAAACTTAATGCTGATTCTAATACTTTAGCAAAATATCAAGATATGAATAATCAAGCTCAAACTCAATACGAAGCAAGATTATCGGATCGTAGAAGATATAATGTTGGGCAACAGAATTATACTAACGATTTAAACGCAAGAAACAAAGGACAATATAATACTTTGATGGATAATGCATTTACGTCTTTGGGGAATTTTGGAGAAGGTTTGAACCAAAAAGTATATGCTAACGACACTATGAATATTTATAACGAATTGTATCCTAAGGTTGCTGGTAGAGTAACTAATGCTCTTAATGGAGAAGATATCTTAAAATTTTTAAAACTTAGATCATAATGGTAAATAGATATACAAATGCTCAAACATATCAAGGTAGCTTATATACTCCACCGTTAGATTTAGTTGGAAAGTCTTTACAGTATTTTCAAGGACAGTACGATAAGAACTACGAGTTAGCTAATACAATTAAGAATAACTTTATTCAATCATTACCTCAGGATAGAGCTGTTGCAAACGAAATGCAGCGTAACTACGAAACTCAGATTGACGCTATAGTTTCTAAATATGGAAATGACTATTCTAAAGCTTCGGACGAGTTAAATAAGTTAACCTACCAGATAAAGAAAGATTACGGACCGGGAGGAAAAGCTGGTGCAATTATAGGAAACTATACTGCGTACAATCAGTGGATGAAACAGCAACAGGACTTAGTAGAAAAAGGTAAAGCACTAGGTGAGGATCTTAACTTAGCTAATGATTATTACATGAAGAACTATAAAGGTATTGGAGAATTCGATCCTATATCTGGGAATTATAATAGATTCAATGCTGACCAATTAACTGAATATGTTAATCCTGATGACATCATACAAGATGTGTACAAGAATTTTAAGCCTGAGAAGCACAGAGTAGCACGTACTACATTTGAAAACGGTCAGCAAGTGACGAGAGATGTAGAAGTAGAAGGAATATCTGCTAAACGATTGGCTCCCTCTTTTAATTCTGCTATACAACAAAATCCTAAATACCAAGCGTATCTACAACAACAATCTAAATTTAGAGGACTAAGTGGGAAAGAAGTTGAAGCTTCTATAACTGGGTATGTACAACAACGTGCACAAGATTTATCTTACGCTTCTGACTCTGATATTGTTAAAAGAGAAAGGGATCCTTTAGCACTACTACATGAAAGACATAGACTTAAGAAGCAAGAACAACAAGACTTCTTTAATGCTGTAAGTGCTTTTGAATACAATCCTACTACGGAGGTGAGTAGCAGAAAAGAGTCTACTATTGATCCTAGCGGCAAATGAAATTCTACATATGCTAATCCATCTGGACTTGCTGGCGCTGCTATGACGGGAACGACTGGATATTTATTAGCGAGTAAAAATGTTGTTGAGAAAAATAAGTATGATAACTTTAGACAAGCATTAAATGACCCTACTTATGTATCCGAATCCAATGTAAATAAGCAGTTAGCTCAACAGATTTTTGAGGATAAGAAGAATGAGATTCAACAACATTTAACTCGTGGAGATAATGGTACGTTTGAATCTAAGTATGGAAAGGATATGAAGTGGACAGAAGCTTTCGACAAAGAAGTTGCAATGGCCTATAAGAAAGAAGAAGCTTCACATAGTAGGATGTCTAGCAAAGCACAGAAGATTGTTTCTCCAGCTGCACGTACTAACGTGTTAGAAGATATAGCAGGACAACTTGCTGATCCGAAGACTGTTTCTGTGTATAAGGCTGGGAGTATGGCAATGCAAACTGCGGAGGATGCCGGGTTAGCGAGATCTGCATTAGTAGACGATAACGGTAAGCTTAAGTATTCAGATGTTAAGTATGTTTACCCAGGCCCTGGTAACCCCGTAGCTGGGTATCAGATCACTACAGATAAAGGAACCTTTGTAGTTGTAGATCAGAATGTAGATCGATACAATGCTTCACAACAAATTAATGGAGCACTAAGTCCCATCTTTCAACAGAATAAGCCAATAGGAAATCCATTATTAATTGGAGAGGTTACTGCAAATGGACAAAGGATTCCTCAGTATGGAGTTCCAGAATTACGATATGAAAAGAATTCTTCTGGTACTTACGACGAAAATCTATACATGAACTATTTAGATGGGCAAGGTAATGTCTACAATAGATCTAAGATAGGAATAGAAGATATCTATAAAGGATATGAACCAATATTCAATGGCGCATTAGGAGCAGGAGCTTCGAAGAAAGATTTAACTATGTTCCAACTCTTTTTATGGGAGGAACAGACAATGAAGAATAAAAAAATTAATTATGCCAGATAATAAACCAATATTAGGTCCAGTTAGAAACATACCGCACAATCAACCATTGAACGTGCCGTTAACTGATTATTCGAATAAGTACGATGCGAATTATAGACCTGAATATGTACAAGAATTTAATAGAGCAGATAATCAAAGTGGATTAAGACAACTAACTAATGGATTAGTATCTAGGTCTTTATCTATTGCTCCTAAGATCGGCTCGGGGTTAGGAAGTATTTACGGAGTAGGATCCGCCATTGCAAATGCAGATGTGTCTAAAATATGGGATAACCCAATTATGGATTGGATGAATGGCTTAGATCAATCTATAAAAGACATGGCTCCAGTTTATCAGAGTATGGACAATGCTCAATCTGGATTAGCTGGTAAAATGGTTGAATTTGCTGAATTATACCATAATGCAAAAATTAAAGAAATGAACACTCAAATTCCTGATTTGTTTCTTGATTTAATTGACAGAAAAGAAAAGGAATTAGTTTATGAAATAGAAAATGAAAATCCTAATCCAATGCGAGAGTATAATTTAGGGGTTCAATTATCTAATTTATGTGAAGCACGTCAAAAAATTTGGTTAGGCTATTTTAACTGCCAACCAAACTGACCGCTAACTATTGGCTTTAACCTATAAATGTATTACAATTATGAAACTACTAGCGAAAACAAAGGTAATACGTATTTCAGATTCACAGTTAAAAACCCTGCAAAAAATGAAGTCTTACAATGTTGATGTAGGTGAGTTCATACGTCAGGCGATAGCCGAGAAAATCCATCGAGAACACAAAGATTTAATCCCGAAAGAAAAAAGTAAATGCCCTTTTTAATCAAAAAACCCCGTCCAATCAAGGCGGGGTTTAATGACTAATTTTATTAACCTAAAAAAACTTCATTGCAAATATATAAATTATTTATTTATAATATCATTAATAAAGTTAAAAAAATCTTTAGTTGGCACTTCCTCAATATGTATTGAATTTTTAATATAATCCCGGACTTTTACTTTAGCCTCGGTAATATTATTGGCCTCAACTTTATACTTAAAATCAACTCCTTTTAACGTGCAAATAAAATTATATATCATTTTTTTACTGGTTTAAAGTTATCATAAAAATAATCACATTTACCTTTTTTTAAAGGGTATTCACAAAACCACGATTGACGAAAGTCACTTACTGGTGCTGTGTATCTGTAACACTTTTCTTTTACAGGACAATCACCGCCCTGACATTTTGTTATATCTGCCATAATGTTTGTTATTATATGCTTTTACTCGTTATTTGTACAAAATACTGTACATTACTTTTTATTGAACAATAAACCTCAATTTTTAAGGTCTATATTTCGGCACAAAGTAACGTTTGCTGCCAATATTATAAATCTAAAATAAATGTGTTATTATTTGTATTGCCATTTAAATTTTTTGTAAGTTTTTAGATTACCTTTTAAGCAACTACTTACATTTCCTATGTGATAATCTAATTCTCTCCTAATATCCATTAAGCAATTCCATTCTTTAATTAAATTATCATTTAAATCAAATTGTAAGACTTTAACGCTTCTTGGGTGGTTTTCAGAAAAAATGCCTTTTCTATTGCTTTCCCTTCCTTTTCTGCCTTTGCTTTTATTTACTTCATCACTAAATTTTCTTCCAGTTGCCGCAATCTTAATTTTATCTTTTGTTTCTTGAGTATGTTTTTTTCCCTTCCAATGAGTATTACCCATTGATGAAATTGACATTTTTAATAAAGTTTCTTTTGAAACACTCCCGCTTCTATCGTTTGTTTTTGTTAATCTACAATTCAATCCATTATTTAAACAATTAAATAATTCCTGATAATAACGTTCATAATTATTTAATTCAGATTCTATACACTCACAAACTAATTCAAATTTATGATTATCAACTCCATACTTTAAAAATGAACGATGAAGCCTTGTTTGACCTTCATTTTTTACGTACATTCTTTTGTAGCTAATAAATCTCTTTTTTACATTTACACTTTGACCTATGTAAATCCTATCGTTTGGACTCGTAATTTTATAAATTCCTATCATACTGTAATATACGAAAAAACAATTAATAATAAGCTAAATAAATGCGTAATTCTTGCAATTTGCCCGTTTTGTTTACAATGTAAAAAGGCTTCAACCGCTTTGGGACTATGCTCATAACCGTTCCGGTGATGCCAGCTATCCGTCCCGCTTGGACTTCGTAAGCTCTCAACAGTTATACCAATATAATCCTTTGAGGTCTTGTGGTGAACGTGATGAGTATAGATATACCTGTGCTTTGTGTCCGCCCATTCCCTTGAAAACTCCTGAGCCATCAATAAAGGCAAGTCTTGCTGTTTTGCTCCGTCTCCGTGAGTCGTTCCAATAAGATTATTAAAGTACTTAAATCCTTTTCTGTGTCTAATTGAACAGTCAAAAGTTATATTTTCGCAATTTTTAAAGTATGTTTCAATAACCTGAGCCAGAAAAAATCCATTTGTATAATCGTGATTTGATGGATTAAAAGTGAAATGAACATCCGCAACCGATAACAAAATTTCCAATACCTCAACATACAACTGTTTAGCGATTAAAAAATTTGTGTGCCACATTCCATCTGTATCCTGTGGAGTTCCGCTTGTGGTTGTTCGTCCTGGACTATCAATATGCAAAATATCATTCCCTCCAATAAACAAAATCTTATCAATTTGAAAAGAGGAAACCCTATTTAAAATCCCTTTCACTCCTTCCAAAACTCTTTGTACTGCGATTTGATTATTGTAATCCTCTCCGCACTCAAAAGCGCTGCAAAGTTTACCTATATGAATATCGGCCGGATCAATAACAAGGAGATAGCTTTCTGTGTTTTTTATTCGTTCCAATTTTGGGAACTTTGGTGCATACTCTTGGATATTTTTAATTAAGTCCTCTTGTAAAGAACTCATAAAAACAACCTCCGCTGGTTGATAATCTGGGTTGACAATAAAGCCACTTACTCCGCTCCCGTCTGGGTTTTTTGTCTTAATCCAAAGGTTTTTTGCTGAGGTGAAATCTACTTTTATACTATCACAAGCCTCAAATATTCCCTCGTTTTCGTCTAAAATTCGGCTTCGATGCCTTTTTATGTATTTTGCGAGAGAGTCTCTTGTTTGTAGCTCAATATTATCGCTTAAATGGTCAATAACCTTAACAGATTCAATATCTTTATTTTCAGTTATTATTTTTTTAATTTGTTCGTCATAAACTTTAAACTTACTTCCGGTATATTGATTTGACATTTTTAATTTTATTAATTGTGTTTACTGCGTAACCAAATAATAACCTCCTCCGGCTAGTAGTATTCCAGAGGCAACCTTCCAAATTGTTTTTTTTGTTTTTTCTGCTTTAATGCTTTTATTTAAAGATTTCTCTAATTGCAAATGTAATCCTATTTGGCTATCCTTTTGAATTATAATTAAGTCTTTATTTAAAATAATGGTATCTTTTAATATATTTTGATTTTCTGAAAATAATAAAATATTTTTTGTTAACTCAAGCTCCATTTGTAAACCGTCTTTTTCAATAATTTCCTTAATGTTTAATTTTGCAATCGTATCACTTAAAGCTACTCCATACTGAGTAATTGTCACTGGGAGCTTATACCTATTTTGGTAATAATTTGCAATACCTTTTGTATTTAGTTTTGGTACTAAATTAATTTTTTTCTTAACCTCTTTTATAATAGTAACAATTTTTACCCTATCGGCTTGTTTTTGTTTCCCAATTCGAGCAATATCCTCATTTAGTTGGGTTATCTTACTTTTATAAATATCGGCCTTTAAATCGCCTATTTTTATTTTTTCTTTTAAAGCAAATTGTGCGTTTTCAGAGTTTGTGCAAGTGCTTAATATTATAATTGAAAGTAAAAATATAATGAAATAAGTAATCGCTTTTGAGTAATCAATATTTGATATCATAAAAAATATAAGTTTGACTCTGCTTTTCTCCTTTGAACGAGTCCTTTAAGTTTTATACCTCCTCCGGTTATATATTTAGTTTCAAACCAAGTCTTAATTTTTGCCTCTGGAGCTGACTCGTTTATCAATTTAAAAAGAGTATCTGACCCTCCAGTATTGTAGGTATAAGAAACAAGCGCATCAAATTGGTTTTGAGTTAGCTTTATTTTTATTTTTCGCATTACAATATTTTCAAAAACTTTCAAATCTTGAGCAAGTGCAATCTCTGCCTCTGCTCTTGTGTTTATTGTACCAATAGGCTTAGAGATACTTTTTAAAAACTCGCCTTTTGAGTTTCTCATAGCTCGGCCATATCCTTCCGTCCATATCCCTGCCGGACATTTTTTAGGTTGCAAACCTATTTTATTAAGCTCTCCATCGTGCAAGCCTTCAAAGTCTTTTATTAATTCAATCCCTATTTTTGAGGTTCTCATTTCATTGATTTTTTTAAATTATCAAAAGCCTTTTTTAGTGCATCGTGTTCTTTTTGCAAATCGTTGAATTTCTTTTCCCAATTTTGGGATGCCTCTGTGATAATTCCATTTCGAAAATTAAGCTCTACGACCTCCTTTTTAAGTCCTTGTACTTCCAATATTACGGCTTCGTATTGTTGTTTATACTGCAAAGCAAAAGTTTCATACATTCCCTGGATGGTAATTGTAGCGTCTGCGTTTTCTTTTTTAAGGCTGACGTTTGCTCTTTGCTTTCCTCCAAAAACCCAAGCAATTGGAATAGAAATAGACGTCAGTAATAGTTGCCAATTTTCGAAAAGGAATGTTATCATTTATGCTCTTTCTAATACAAGGTTAATTAATACAATATTTTCAATGTACTCGTTATCACTTCCCCAATCTGCAAACTGTTTTTCAGTTATTGGCGAGTTTCCTTCTGCTAATTTCACAACAATTTCCGTCTCTTTTTCTTCCTCGTCAATTACAACAGTAATGTTTACTAACTCGTAATAAGTTGAACAACTTTTTGCGCTAGTCTGAAATGGCATAACTCTAATGTTGATTCCGTTTGCCTCTTGTGCTGGATACCCTACTGGTATTGGTTTAATTTTAATCATTTTGTTTTTATTTTTATTATTAATTGTAAACTCTTATTTCTATTGATGAATCACTAAAACCTAAATCAAGGTTTGCTCCAATTGTATCAAATGTATATACATATACTTGATTTCCTCCTGTAGAATAATTTTCAGTCTTATAAGGTAATCCATATGATGTTTCTCCGTGTGTAACTTGAACAGTTGTTTTATTTGGCGTAAATGCTCCTGTTAAAAGCAATTCATAATTACCAGCTGCTGACCTGCCCCATACAGGTGTACCTCCAAGTGTGTTTTCCAATACAATTGCGGTTGGCGGATTTGTTCCTGTTTGTGTAATTAAAGCCGTATAAACTTTGTACCCAACTGTAACACCTCCGTCTGCTTTTAATAATTGGTTCGCTACTGCTCCTGATTTTTTTATTGATGTAGCTAATATTGAACCATTAACTTGTAATCTATCTACTCCGTTATTGGTGGTTGTTCCGATTAAGACGTTGCCATTTCCTGCAATACGCATCTTTTCTGTCCCATTTGTTGTAGTAACATATTGATTTGTGTAAAATGCTAATTCGCCAGCTCCTCCTGCTGAATCTAATACTCCAGCAATACGCATTTCTTTATATCCTGAAGCATTAACAGAAAAATCAATTGACTGACCTCCAGCAGAATTAGCATATGCTGCATCTAGTAATAAACTCGATTTAATAGATGTTAAATTATTAGGATTTAATATTGTAAGTTTTGAGTTAATATCAGGAGTTGTTGTTCCTATACCTATGTTAGTTCCATTATCAAGTATTTGAGTAGATTTAAAATTACCAACTGTTGCAGAGCCATTTACTTGTAATTTATCAACTCCATTATCGGATGTTCCTAATAATATCCTGTCTGCCGATTGAGAGATAGCACTGTTTCCTATACTTCCTGATGAATAAAATTGCGCTATAACACCAACGGTTCCTGTTCCTGTTCCTGTTATTGGATTCGTTAAAGTGTTTTGCTTTGTTGCCAATCCCACATTTACCGCTGTAACTGTTGGGTATTTTAAGTTGGTAAGGTCAGCTGTTAAAGAGTTTTGTTTGTTTGCTTTCAATTCGTAATCTCCGGCCACAATAAAAAATGGTACAGGAATAATAGTACGTACCGGTGCATCTCCTCCAAACTGAAAGTTATAAGTCGGATTACCACCGCCAGCTATTCTATTAGCGTAAAATTTTAATACAATTCTATCTGTTTCTATAAAATCGCCATTGTTCCATAACAAAGTAGTGGTAAATTGTTCGTAAACCGAGTTAGTTATTGTTTCACTATTATTAGAAGTACCTACTAAAGTTTCAACTCCTGCAACGTCTCTGTGAAATGCGCTAAAATAAAAATCCGCTGCTCCTGTTCCGCTTATTCTTTTGATATTACCAACTGTCGTAATATTAATAACTCCAGGATTACCTGTAAGCAAACCAGGGGCAGAAATTAAAGACGAAATTAATTGAGCTGTTGTAGTAATTTCACCTGTGGAAACATCTACGGCTGGCTCATCATAATCAACGTCCTCAACGTTATCAACTAATTTAAAATACCCACTAACATCAGCAACAGCAGTTGTAGCGTAAAATATTAAATTTGAAGGTAAGTCCGATATATTTAATTTCATATCCAAAGCATCGTGAACCGCCTTTTCATTTGGGTAATCAATTTCGCTATAATTTACTATTTCGCTAATTTTGTTTTCTAGTTTCTCAAGTGTTTCGCCAAAATTAAAAACAGCGTCCTCGCTTGGTGCAAAATTAGTCACTCCTTCAGTTATACTTTGGCTAATTATTGAACCAGGTGTGTCGAATGTTATTGGAATTTGAACTGCTATTTCCCAATGGTCAGATAAGGACATTATAGCGTTTAAATTTTCAGTACAAACAATATCCGGAAACCCATTAATATTTAAAAAAGTACCTGCGCCACATAAAAAAAAAGAAGGATTTTCCGGTACCTCTGGAAGTTGTTGTCCGTCAGTTACTGATAAAGGTAAATACCCAACTCCTGAGCCTACCTCAATAGCATTTGCTACAAAATCAACTAATTCCTGTATAGTCGCTCTTTTCAAATCAGTTCCAACCTCGTGAGGTATGTTATCGCTTAAATTTAATGGAGCATCTGCAAGTTGACCAACTCTAATAGTTGTTATCGTATTTGGATCTATCATAATTTCATTATTTTTAATTGTACGATATAAGGTTGCATATTTTTATTTATTCCAGATACTCCAACCGTTGAAGTTGTTAATGTTTCGAATCTTGTCTCAATATCTGCATTTGTTCCAAACCTTAGCTCTTTATTATTTGAAACATCGCCTAACGCTCCAACAGTATGGCTATGCGATACTACAACGGCATCTTTTGAGCCTCCAAAACCTCCTACAACATTATAATTGCTACCGTAAGCAACAGAAACAAGTCCGTCAATATTTACCGTCCCATTATTACCGTTACAAATTGCAAAGCCTTGACAAAGCAACCTCCCTAATCCACTTGAGTCGAAATTGGTATCTATATAAGTTTGGTTTACATTTAAGGTTTTAATTTCATATTGCAAAGCTCCAGTGTTTAAAGTTAGCAAGTCTGCAAGCTCTTGAACTGTGCATCTAAACAAGTCTGTACCTTGCTCAATTGCAATTTTATCTGTCAAAGTTGGCTCGGAAGGAACTAACTCTCCAACTCTAATCGTTGTAATATTTGCTGGGTTTATTGCCATTTTTTATACTTCTTTTGTTCTTAATATTAAAGTTGCGCTCTCATCTGTTGTAAGTATTACGTCTGGGTTACCATTATTTAAAACGGTTTGCCCTAATGTTGTCACCTGTGGAATACCAAAGCCTGTCAAAGATCCGGTAAAAGTTAAAAACTCTCCAACGTTTGACGCTTCGGAAAGTTCGGTTATATAACATTTTCCATAATCTACAACTGGGAAAATACTACCCTCAATTTTCCAATCCAATAGCTGTTTATTTCTTTTTAATAGTTTTAATTTGTCATAACTTAATAATGAAAAACTACCTCCAGCAACTGTTGTATTAACTTGCACACCGTCAAAACTTATAGAATAGTTTTGGTTTAAAGGTCTTGAAGTTGCCCAACCTGAGTTATCTCTTGTCGTGGTTTGTAACATCTCAGAGCTTTCAGAGATACTATTGCCAGTCAAACATCCAACCGGCATATAATTGCCATTGACTTTTATATATAAAATCCTATCTTCTCCGTTTATAAATTCCATAGTTCAAAGATATTAAAATTATCCTTTTATTGTAGGTTTGATTGTATTATTTCCATAATCAAATGAAAATAAATAATCGATATCTCCCAAATCGCTATTATAAAACTGAGTTAACTTACCACTTATCTTATTAGTTTGGATATCATAACTATATTCCGTAAACATAAACAATCCTAAAACGTTGTTAATTGTTACAACTGATAAATAAGGAATTTGACCAAATACATTCCCACTAAATACCTTTATAGGATTTGGTTGTATTCTCAAATCGTCCTCTGCGCTTATTCTTAAAAGTGGATAACTTTCAAATTTATTTTTTCTACTCCAAAAATCTGTCGGAGTGCTTTGATTTGCTTTGTATATTGTTCCAATTAAAGCTGTTGCTCCATCTCCATTAAAAACCTTTTGATTATCTTTTGTTATTGAGCTAGGAGGATTTTTTCTTGAAACTGTATGAAACTCTCCAACTACTCCGGACAATTGAGTTGATACCTCAGATATATCAATTTTTGTAATTTCTGTTAATTGTATATTTTCAAATGTAATGGCCGCATAAGATGGACGACAAATTAAAAGCGTAACTGTACAATCATTTAAGACTGGAGCTGTTGTAAAAGTAAAAGTTGCAGTTTGATTTTCACCGTTTTGAGTTCCGCATTCTCCTTGAAAATAATCGCTTGAATTTGTTGTCCAAGCTCCGCTTGTATTTACGTATTTTCCGTCACTAGTTTTTAAACGAAATCTAAAAAAATGACGTCCAAAAGTTGTGCTAAGGCTAGTCGTTAATTTTAAAACATCTCCAGCTTTTGCTGTAAATGAGTTTGACTCAATTACATTTATTGCAGAATTAAAATCTGAATACATTATTAATCCCTGACTGTCTAGCGGATTGTTTACAATTAAACCAGCGTTTAAAACTGTCCAATTGGGAAAAGTCATAGTACTGTTATGAGTCAATTCTTTATTTAAAATAAACCCATCCAAAAACCCATACTCATAATTTAAACGATAGGCACTAATTGCGCCCTTCATTTCAATCTGTTGGTTTGCATCGCAATGATGCGGATAAAAATTGTCAATTTGAGAACCTAAAACCTTAGTTAAATTCTTTGTAAAAGTTACGTCTGTACTTTGGTTTATAAAGGTTGCAAGTCCGTTTAAAACTAAGTCGTTAGGTCTGTAAATATACCATTGTCCGTCCTCTTGTGTTATTACTCCAGAAAATAAGTTTAAGATTGAATTTAAAACCTCGTTGCAATCCATTATAACTGTATCATTTTCTGACTTAATAAATCTTTCAGAATTTACATAAGTATCTTTTAAAATATTTGTTCCAGAATAACCAATATAATTGATTTCAATACTAGTATTAATTGTCATTATTAATCCCGTACGCTCTAAGCATCCTTTTATAACTTCATACATTGAAAGTTTACCAGTAAAGGGTAAGCCGTTATTTTGTACAAATGAAAGGTCTTTTAATAATCCTAATCCGTCAACTGACTCAACATTCACAAGCCACTCATCATTAACGAAACTTTGCTGTATTCCGTCAGGTTTAATGTAACCGTTAAAAATTATTTGATTGCCTTTTTTTAATTGCGTTTTGTAAGTAAGCTCATCCGCTAATCCAAACTCGTCAAAGGTAAGCGCAGAATTTGCCTCTAAAGATAAGTTTATACCAGTGCCTCTAATTGGCTCTAAGATAGTTTCAACGCTTCCCTTATTTATGCTTATAGCTCCAAAGATTTCAGTTGAAAAACCTAAGTAGTTTTTTTGCATTATATCGAGCCTATAATCTCCATAAATTACAAAATACTTTAAGTTTAAAAAACTTGGCTCAACTTCAGACTGAGTTATAATAATATTTGCGTTTATAGAGGCACTAACCAAAACTACAACATCCGCATTTATTAAGACCTCAATTGTATTACCGACTATATTATAATCAATGACGCTATTAACATAAAACGCTCTTAAATGAGCTAATGTTATAGTTAGCGTTTCGTCTAAGTTTGCCCCCACAGGAATATCCGTTAAGGTTTGAGTTGTTCCGGTTGGTCTGAAATTTAAAGTACAATCAATTACTCCACTATTGTATGGAATATTAATACCATTTGCCTTTATATTGTAACTAAAACCAGCTCCGCTTGTAACTGGTTGCGCTGAAAACGATATTACTATTTTTTTTGCCATCTTTATAATCCTAATTGACCTCCCAGCCTTCTATTTGCGTTTAATGTATTGCTCAAAACTCCAACTAATTTTTGCCCTGCTATTTCAAAAACAACTGTTCCACTTCCTGAGTTTGATGAACTAAAACCTCCTGTATTGCTTGAGAAATTTGAGTTTGAGCCTCCGCTAGTTTGTGCGGACTTACCACCTCCTCCGGCTGCATTTCCACTTCCAAAGGATGATATTGCAGAACCAGCAACAGATGCAGCAACTCCCAAACCAATCATTACTATACCCGCTCCAATTTTTGTCGCTGGATCTCCAACTAAAAAGGCCGCTTGTGCCTTACCAAATCCAACCAAAAGTAAGCCGTATTGAATTAACATTGTACCCAATTGCGAAATAAACCCTCCAATTGATTGCAGTAAAGAATTACCAAGAGCGTTAACTACATTGCCTCCGGTTGCTAAGGCCTCTCCCAATGCAGAGCCAAGATTTGAGATTGCGTTTGGTACTGAGCTTTGTATAAGGTCATTTAGTGTTGAAGTAAAATTAACCATTATTTCAGTATACTCCTGTAATGCCTTATCGAAAAATGGAGGTATTTGATTTAATGAGGTTTGAATTACACCTGGTAAGGATTTTATTTTATTTCCAAACTCATCAACTTGACCGTTAAAAACTGCAATAGAGTTTAAGTCAAATAATGGTGCGGAGATTAAACCACTTTCTACTCCGGAAACTTGCGGAGTATTGTATAATTTTACAGCTTTTGGAGCTGTTTGCTCTAATGGAGCAGCAGTTTGGTTTAAACTATCAATTATATTAGTTAAACTATCGTACTCTTTTACTAATTTAATAACGTTTTGACGCTCATCCTCAATACTGTTTAAAATATTAATTCTAGCGCCCTCTTGTTTTCTTATTATATCCGCAGTCAATCCAAAAAGGCCTTCCTCTTTATTTGCTAATCTTGCCTTCTTTTTTTGTATATCTAAGTCAAAAGCATCTAGTTTCTTTTTTTCGTCATTAAATTTTTGTTGAGCGTTTAATCTCTCAATAAATTTATCTCCGGCCTTATCCCCTAATTTTTCGGCTATTGATTTTGCAATTAAAGCCTTAGTCGCTGCGTTTGTTGATTTTGCCAAATCTCCGTACATTATTTGCTCTTTTGACAAATTACCGTAATAAGCATTAAATTGAGATTGTAATTTTTCAACTGCAATAAGTCGGTCTTTTTTTGCAATGTTATCATTTTGAGCAATTGCAACCAACGAGCGTAAACTTTCAATTTCTTTACCGGCTGACTTTAAACCCTCTTCTCTTGCACTTTTTACTGAGGCAGCAAACTCGTTATAATTACCGCTCAATTTATCTATAACATCCCCAACAGTTAACCCTTGTTGACTCATTACCGTAAAAGCAGTCGTAACCAAAGAAACTGCCAATAAAATACCTCCTGCCCCGGTCAAAGAAGTTAACAAAGCCTTAAAAGCACCTCCAGCAGAGCCGGTTTGCTTTACTAAATAACCAAACTGTTCGGCCGTGTTTGTTATGTTATTACCTACGCCAATAATACCGTAAGGAGCATCTTGAGCAATACGAGAAAATGCAGTCAAAGCTGAACCACCGTTTGCGGTTTGCTTTCCAAAGTTACCCATTGCAGTACCAGCAGAGCCAAGTGCAACTCCAGTATCTCTTGTAGTGGTTTTAAGGTCTCGCAAAGTATTCTTTACGTCCTTAATTTGCATATTTATTTCAGTAGTATCTAAGCCTACTTTTATACGCTCAACCTTGGCTTTTGAAAGTTCCTTTAAATCATATTCGACCTCCTTTATTTTTCTTGAAAAGTCGCTTATATCTGCGCCAATTCCTACTTCGAGCTTGCTTCCTGCCATTTTTTATACTCTTTTATGAAAATTTCTTTTTGTGTATCTGAAACTCCTCCAGAACTTTTTTTGTCATTTGTTAAAGGCATTAATTGCTCTTTGCGTTTTACCATTTTTTTAGGATCTAAATGAGGAGCTATATAACTAATCCACATTAATTCCCTTAATTTTGAATACTCAGTTATCTCCATTCTTTTAAACGCAAAGAGGCGGATTTGAAATTCTGCCCACGTCATTTCGTAAACCGCATCCAAACCCGCCACTTTTAACTCTCCTATTGCAAAAGAAATTACATCCTCTTGCCAGTTTATTTTTTCGTCACCTTTTTTTTTACCTCTGGAGATTGTGGAACGTCTTTGGTCATTGATTGCAGAAACGCAGTTGAAAACTGCTCAACTTCTAATCCATTTATTCCTCCGGCCTCATCAATCCACTCTGCAACATCCCAAGAGTCAAAATCAACAGTCAATCCGTTTCTTTGGTAATTAAACAATAAAGAACAATACATTAATTCTGGAATGGCTTTAAAAGGATTGTCTTTCATAAAATCTAAAACATCACCAACTTTGATATTGTTTTTATCTAAGAACATCCCTAAAAATCCTATTCCAAAGTGAAAGTCTCTATTTTGGCCTCCTAAAAGTAAGGTTATTTTTTTCATAAATTTAGTCCGTTGGATCAGTCAATAAAACTTCTCCGTCTCCGTCCAAAGTTAATGAAAATGTGCTTAATTCGTCTCCAGCTCCTTGAGTCAAAGCTAAATCAGTTATTAAAGCGTTTCCGTAATATTTTGTACTGGTTGCGTTAGTAATATCAGTATCGATTTTCCACTGCACCATAGTTCTAGCTTGTTGCAATAAGAACAAAGCATCGTGAGATTTCTTTGCAGTATCGCCTCCAGCAGTTGTAGTGTCGATGTACTCTCCCTCTGCGTCAATAGTATAACTGAACATTCCGCCTTGTTTTTTAACAACTCCAGGGAAACATTTAGTTTGTGACTCAATAACAGAAACTGCAGTATTTAAGCCGTTCGAGGTCAAACAAGCAACTGGTTTCCAAGTGGTTTGGTAAATGTATAAGATACCGTTTTCTCCTTTTAATGCCATAATATTTTAAATTTAATTTTTATTTTTATTTCAAAGATAATACTTTATTTTAATTCTAGGATAATTCGAATAAAATTTCTATAAACGTTTTGAGTTGTAGAAATATTATCTAGTCCGTCAGGAAATTCAAATCTTAAATTTACAACCTCATATCCTTCTATTTGTATATTTTGGATAAGTGCAAAAATATCATTTTCAATATCGTCAACTCGCAATCTTGAGCCTGGATTCCCTGCTCCGTTTTGAATTGATACAATATCCAAAAGAGTGTAAGAAACCCAACGGTAATTACATTTAGTTGCTTTGTTTATCTCTTTTGACTGAGTTGAAATAATAACGTATTCGCTTGGATTGTTGTTTCCAGTTACTTGCATATCAAAACACTCATAATCGTCGCTAATAAGGTCAAAAATAGCCTTTCTTACCCACTTACTTGGATTATTACTATTACTTAACTGTGCCATA